TGGTGAGAATAAAGATTTAGATAAACTGCAAGTTCATCTCGGAGGGTTTCCATTTGCTTCTGCAACGTCAACTGGCGATGCATTCTTGCATACACATCGAAAAGGCTATGAAAGAAACAGTGATGGAAATACGATGTTTCGTTTTGGAAGACTGGCACAAAAAATCTTCTCAGCAGAAATCTATGTAAAACAAGATACTACCGCATTCTTGCCTTACATTTTAATTGGTCATGATGATGATAAAAAGCTCAATGAATTTATTTTTGAATTAATCGACTCAACAATTAAATTTTATCGAATAGCATAGCATAAATAATAAATGTCCAAGTACATAGATTTAGATTTAAAATTTCTACCACATCCAAATACAATGCGTGTAAATCATGTTGTGGGGAAAGCCGCTATCTTTCGTTCTATAAGTCATATACTTTTCACACGTCCTGGAGAAAGACTTTACAAACCTGACTTTGGCATCGGGATTCAAAATCAATTGTTTGAACCAAATGATTTTATTGGTATTGATTCTCTAAAAACAGATATCAGAGATCAAATAAAAAATTATGAGAATCGTATTACTGTAACAAATCTTGAAATTACAAAAGAACTTTATAATCTTGATATAAAACTTTCTTTTTATATAAACACGGAACCATCAAATGAAATAACATTTGAAAGGACTGTCAAACAGATTCGCTAATCAATGTCTAAAATACCTAAAGAACATATAAGTGAATTAGATTTTAATGAGATAAGAAAAAACTTTCTTAGTTATGTACAAAATAATTCTGAATTTGCGAATTATGATTTTGAAGCCTCAGGTTTAAATTTCGTTGTTGACCTTCTCGCCTATAATACACAATACAATGCCTTTTACTTGAATCAAATCTCAAGTGAAATGTACTTAGATACAGCACAGAAAAGAAAGAATGTTGTATCAATCGCAAAGCAAATGGGCTACACTCCTCGTTCAAAGAAATGCGCCCAGGCGGAAGTTTTACTTCGCTTAACAGGTACTGAGAATTTCAGAGGACCTCTTCCTGTTGAAAGATATACTGAATTAATCGGTAAAGATATTAATGAAGATACATATCCTTTTGTTGTAAAACACCGTGTCAATGTTTCAGGAGGACGTAATTGGGAGGAGCCATTAATATTATTACAAGGTTCACATCAAAGAGAAGAAATAGTAGTTAATAATCTCATGCTTGAAAAAAAGTATGAAATACCAAGTAGAGATATTGACCTCAATACTCTTGAAGTTTATGTAAAACCATTTCGTGAATCACAAGAACAAGAAAGATTTTTTGAAGCTCAAGATATTACACTATTGAATAAAGACTCAAAAATTTATTTCATTGAACAAAATTATGAGGGCAAGTATGAATTAGTATTTGGTGATGGTGTTTTGGGTAGAGCAGTTGAGAATAATAATTGTATTGTATTAGAATATCTTGTCACCCGGGGTAACGAAGGTAATGATTGTGTTCAATTTAATTTTAAAAATCGTAAAGAAATACCGATCAATTATCTTATAAGAACAGTTAGTCCTTCAGCCGCTGGACAAGCCGAAGAAGATATTGAAACTATTCGTTTAAGTGCAAGAAAAAGTTTTATGAGCCAAAATCGGCTTGTGACCGCAAAAGACTATGAAATTGCATTATTAAGATACTTTAATTATATTGATACAATTTCTGTTTGGGGAGGAGAGCAGAATGATCCGCCTGCATACGGAACAATTTTTTGCGCAATTAAACCAAAAAATTATCCGTCATTGATGGGTACTCAAAGACAAGAAATTTCAAATAAACTTAAAGAACTAAGTGTAGTTACAATTACACCTAAAATTTTAGATCCTATTTATACATTCATAAGAGTAAAAAATCAAATTGTTTATAATGCAGATGAAATTACATCAACAGAAGGAACAATTATAAATGAAACAAAAGTACTGCTTCATAATTATTTAAAAAATAATTTATTAAAATTTGAAAAACAATTTCATATCTCAGATATTAATCGATTGGTTGATAAACAAGATGATAATTATGTTGCAACAAATACAGCAGTTGTACTGTATCAAAGAATATCACTTGATGTTGGTGTACCAAGTTATTATGAAATTAATTTTAATAATAAAATAAAACATGGATCTCTTAAAGCAACTCACTTTGATTATCTTGACGAAAATAATAATTACATTCGTAATTGTTATTTGAAAGAGAATTCTAGCTTTAATGGAAAAGTTGATGTTGTAACTGATATTATGGTTGGAACTATAAAAGAAACAGCAGTTATAAAAAAAGATGTTGCAGACATTAATTATGATACAGGTAAATTTAAACTTGAAACTTTTCTACCATATTTGTCAGATGGAAAAACAGAATTTATTATTGATGTAACACCTGATACGTTTATTATTTCACCAGCAAAAGAACAAATCTTAGCAGTGCTTGAAGAGGATATTGAAATTTTACCAGAACCATTTGTTGATCGTGTGGTCAATTCACAGACACTTACAAAAAATGGGATGTTTAAATCCTTATGAGTTCACCAAGAGATTTAATTGAAAGTCAATTTCCTAGTTACTTTCTCGAACAATATCCACAATTTGTAAAGTTCATTGAAGAATATTATGATTTTCTTGAATCTTCAATTGTAGTTTTCAATGAACCGAAACGTTGTAAGCCGGGTGATGTTCTATATGGATCATTATCAAAAGCAAAAGCAATTGTAAAAATTGCTGCTGATAATAAATTTTATTTTGATTATCAAACAGAAAATAATACTTTCTATAAAAATGAAGTTGTTCTAAATGGATCAACTGGTGAAATATATGTTATAAAAAATGTCTATCAAAATATTTTTAGTTTTGCTAAAAATATGGAGAAAGAAACTGCTTATGATACAGTCCGAAGTTTATACAAAAAATATTTTAAGAGAGATATTTCTTTAGATCATAGTATCTTTCGAAGAGTAGACCCCAACACCCTTACAAAAAGAATTCTTGATTATTATCAAAAAAGAGGTACTGAAGATTCAATGTATTGGTTCTTCAGAATTTTCTTTGATGATGATATTGAATTATATTATCCTAAAGTTAACATACTTCGTCTTTCAGATACTAATCATATTCAAAGACGATGGATGCAAATTGTATATGATGTATCTCTTGAAAGATTTTATAAAACACGAATTGTTGGTGTTAAAAGTAAAGCAACAGCAACTGTAAGAGCCACAGAAGTTCGCAATCGCCATTCAAACACTCGAGCATTTCTTGATTTAATTTTTATCAATGGAAATTTTGTTGAAAATGAAGAAATCATTGGATACGATATCATCACTGGACAAGAAAAGGCGAGGTCGTTTGTCCGTAAAACCGCAGGAAAATTAAAGATACTTGATGGTGGTATTGGCCACTTTATGAAAGATGAGTTCGGTTTTGCTGATGGTGTTGGTGAAGTTGTTTGGCAAGATGAATATTCTGTTACACAAATAAAAGTTCTCAATCCAGGATATTTACATTCACCTGGTGATGTAATTGAATTTGATAATGAATATCGTGGTGCAACTGCATTTGCAAATGCAGAGGTTCAAACTGTTCAAACAGATTATCAGTTCTCAGATTATGCATTTCATTTGAACACTGTAATGAAATATCAGCAAGTCAGTTCTTTCCTACATATGAACTTGACTGATTTTATTGCAAACAATTCACCAACAATTTTTGAAAACGCACATTCAGCCTCACAATTACCTGATACTTGGAAAAAACTTGGTCCGATTGATAAACTTCAAATCAACAAATCAGGTCTTAACTATAAGTTTGCACCTGCTGCAAAAGTTATCAATACAAACAAAGTTGCTCACATCACCAAATATTTTGATCTAACATTTGATTTGCAGCATCCAAATACATACTTGATGGATGCAAATACATTTGTTATAATTGATGGTGAGCCTGCTTATTTTCAGGGTGTAAAATCAATCAGCAATAATATCTTCTTGTCAAATACAAATTTGTTGACAGAAGATTTCCATGTCCATCGTTTTATTGCACCTCGCTGGCTTGAAGCAAACAACCGAATAGCTACTGCAAACATTCAATTCTATACGTCAAGCAATACACTTGAACTATCTGATATTTTATTTGATACTTACAATAAAAATGAAGTAATGAATTTGCCAGTCAAGGCACTTCATTCATGGGAAGGTCTTGCTAATGTATCACAGATTGAACCTGAACTTGGTTATGGTATTTCAAGAGTTCAAGCAACACAAGCTGGACTCATGGCAAGAATTGATGATAAAATTAGTTTCTTAGATAAGCCTGAATTGCGAGAGTATGACAATCCAAATATATTGCATGGGTTAACTGCTGAAGTTGAACTTGAAGAAAGTATTCTTTTTGATCCAATTCCATTCTTTAAAGAGAATAATAGTAATCTTTCTTCTGAAAAACATATTCAAGATAATTATTATTATCAAACATATTCATATGAAATTATCACAAGCTTAAAGCCCGATGATATCGATATGAATTTGTTTGATGATTTACATCCTGCTGGTTTTATTGCATTTGTAAGAAATCGTATTGATTGGGAAATGCAACAGCATTTAAAAGTTACTGCATTCCCAAGAGTGGAAATATATGTTGAAACTGCTAAGTGTATGATTGACACACATGAAGCAATTCAACGTATTCAAATTACACATAAAAAGATGGAAGCACAATCAACTGAAGAACGAGATTTTTATACTCGAGTTGAAGTTGATAACACTGCAGATAATACTATCAAGGAAACTGAAGTATATCCTAGATTTGAAGAAGTTGCATTTGTTAATGCATTTGAAGCATTTAAGTTTTATGTTGAAGATGTATTGATTCGTCCAGAAAGTAGTACATTCACAGAGTTTCGTCAATGTTTGGGTGGTAACTTAACTTTTGACCATGGCAGTACACCTACTGATTTACTTGATTTAGAAATAACTTTTGACTCAATTGAAACTGAACCGCCTTGGGGAAGATTTGACGGTACTGGTGGCTGTGAGTTAACTGGTTATGGAACTACAAAAGAATATCAAAAATTAATTCGTGAACAATTTCACTATGATGGTCATGTAGCCATTGAATCATTTGTGAAATTAATTAATATTGAAGATAAAGCAAATTGGAAAGCTGATATCATTGAAGCATTTGGTGGTAGAATTGGAGATCGACTAGATCAACCAATTAATAATCATGTTGCAACCGTTGAAGAAATTATTGAACGCACCGTTGGAAACAATCCGGGTAAAAGAATATTGATTCGTGATTCAATGGGCGAGGCATCAAAAGTATTTTTTGATTCAGAATATTCATATAACTGGCAAGAAAATAAGTACTATGATGCATTTCCAGTAAATTTCACAGAAAATCCATATTGGCTTTGGGACCTAGATAAAAGTGCATATAATGCAGCAGCAATGAATGTTGACCCACTTGAGCCAGATTTCTCAGATGATGGCGGTGGACCAAAAAGATGCCGTGCAGATTGGCATGATCATAATGCAAGGAACTTTTCAAATGAGCCAGCAACTGCATACATGCCTACGATATCTGGAAATACTATTGAATATCGTGGTTCTTATCTACCGACAACTGAAGTACTTACAAAGAATCGTGGATTTATTCAAATACAATATGTGCAACCAAGTGACATTGTTGCCACAATCAATGATAAGGGTGAAACAGTTTGGTTGAATCCAACTGAAGTTATTCGTCAGGAATATACCGGTTATATGTATCGAATTACAGATTATAACCGCATATCATTTACTGTTACACCAAGACAAAACTTAGTATTATTTGATGAACGTGCAAAGCCAGATATTAAAGCTGAGTTGTGGAAAGCAGAACGAATACAATTACCTAGAATGGTAAATCATAGTTTTGCTATTGTAGATCATAAATCAACTTCAATGACGGATGATTCAATAACAGATTATATTCCTGTTACAAATTGTCATAAATTTTTAATTGAATATACAGGTTATGTTTATTGTTTACAGTTTGCTGATTATAAAGAAGGCATTGGAGCAACGGATAAATTCAGAGTTAATGAAGCAGACCTAAGCGCATTGCAAATTGCTTTAGAAATTCGTGATGAAAAAATGCTTCCTAAGGTTGATGTTCCCGCAGAGCAACCAACGATTTGGAATTATGACCATATAAAGAGTGGTATTCGTATTGATATGAGTAGCTTTACTTATAATATCGATGCAAATAGTGCCGTACTTGGTATATCAAATACACGGTTTGAGGAAGCAAAACTAAATCATGCCAAAATGTTGAATATTGATGGTCCATTATTTGACCGCAATATGGGTTGGTATGATAAATTAACTTTTGACAATACTAATCTAGCAGAGTTTTCCGACAGTGGTGAAAGATTTAAAGTATTTGCAACAAGAATGTATTCCGCTTCAGCAGTTGCGTTAACACCAAAACCTGTAGTGATTGAAACACCGCTAATATATCAGAAAGAAACTTTAGCAAATTATTCTGGTCAAATTGGTGGATTCCTACCAGATAGTCCTTATTTTGAAAAGGCAAATACAGCAAATGGTGAAATACAAGAAAAGTCCGGTGCAGACCTAACGCAAATTACTTATCTTGATTTTGGTGATCAAAGTGCAACCATGCAGCCAATGTCAACTCTATCTCAAGAAAATGATATTGGTTTGTATCCTAAGTTTTATAATCAAAAAATTGGTTGGGATAATAGACCACTAGATCCACCATGGATGCCGTATGGTTTGTTTGATGCTGCCAATACAACTACGATTAATGTACGGACTCATCGATTTGATGCCGATGCAAATACAGGCGCATTAACATTTGGACATACTATTGGAGATGCAAACTATACAGAACAGCCACATGAATTAGTAAGATTTAATAATTTATTTGATTCAATTAAATTTGATTTTACATTTGATAAAACACATGCAAGATATAAAACGAATGAGCAAAAGGTATTTGCAGTACAAACACTATCAAGTGAAGCAGAAGGTAAAGCAAGAGCAAAGTATGGAGGCTCTGAACAAATACGCATTCGTGAAAACTTTGGTACTGCTATTGTCGCAACGATTAAAAACTACAGAATAGACCCAAAAAAAAAATTCTTTGATAGCTTAATTTATACATTTGACCGTGATTATAATAAGGCACAATATAGTGAAGAAGGTTGGGATAGTGGTCATACACCAAGAAAACTTGATTTAGATTGTTTCCATTTATTCTTCGATGCAGATGGTATTGATTTTGGTAGATTGGACATTCAGTATTATACCCGTGACTTTGCACCAAAGACCTTAGATAATACAGGTTTAAACTTCACACAAACTGATACGAATTGGGATCGATACGGTTGGTTATATAAAGATTGCAGTTCACGATACACACCATTCCCCTATGACGAAACTGACACAAGCATTCGACTTGACCTTGAATTAGTTTACGAGATTGATGGTTATGGTCCGCATAATTATGCTGCATCTTTTGATGATGGCGACAATCGATATGGATTCAGTAGAACTAAGTTTCCGAAATTTGATAATAGCCGTGGTGCGATCAAACCATACATTGATCCAGAATATGTTATCACAATTGATGGCGGCCACACACCATTTGAGCCAACTGCTGGTGATTGTGTAATTGAAATTGATGCTGCACCATTTAGAGATGTTGAAGCAAAACTTGTCCTTGAACAACCACTAAAATGGATTTCCGGACCTTTCTTTGACCGGGCTAAGAAAGATGTATCTTTCGATCAAATTTTTGAACCAAAGTTTGATGATATACATTCAGGTCATATACCTCCTTTAATTGCTGAATCTGAACAAGTATTAATAAATTATAATGATGTATATGTCTGTGACTATGGATGGATTTATCATCATACATTAGTTGATCGTTATTTGAAAATGAAGATACATCCATTCTTGAGTAGAAGAGGTGGATGTCCACCAGATACAACTGAAGGAACAGTTGCTGTAGGTGATTACTACTTCTACAATTTTGACCATGCAGACATGAGTATTGAACTTGAAGATGTAGAAACAATTGTTTATCATGCACCATCAGAAGTCCAAGAAGTAATTGAAACAATTGAAATGCCAGAAATTGAAGTTGTAACTGAAATTCAATCCTGCAAGCCAATTCGATATACAGATACCATTGCATATTTTGAAAGATACTTCATTGAAGCCTACATGGGTGATGATTGTCCTGGACCAGATCGTTTACAACGAAATGAGTTGTTCTTATGGCCATCGATCATTAATGATGTGAAATTAAACATGAGAGCATATGCATGGCAAGCAATCTATTCAGATGAAATAAATTCAAATACAGCAGAAGTGGTTGTAATTACAGATGGATTTGGAAGTACAAAACTTGATTCATATTGGGGTGAACATTATATACATGTTGACCAACCAATACTTTCCAGAAATTGTGCAATTGCAAATGAAGATAAAATCAAAACATTCTATTGGACAAAAATTACAGATTGCCATTTGAGAGAACCGATTCGAGATTATACTCGAGACTTAGTATATACGGGCAAGGTAAGTCAACAAACAATTCAAATACAAGAGCGGTCACCGAATACATGGATTGTTGATGCAGAAACATGGCCAACATATACAGACGAACAATTAATTAATGGTGAATTTGGTCTTCTTGAAAAGTTGACTGAGGTTGAGATGGGAATTCGGTTAGATGATCGTTGGAAATATCTTGCTCTTGATGGTATTATTAATTCAAAACTATATGAACCAATTGGACGTGACATTCAAAAGAATGAAATTATTCAAAGTAACTTGCAGCACATACCAACTGTTCTTGTAAAAGGTTTGACAAAGATACGAAAAACTGATGAAGTAATAACAAACTCAACTGCAAACATTGTTTCTTCTTTAATTCGACATGCTGATCAAGATGTAGAAGCAATGTTTACAACTAAAGAAGAAAATGAAGACGAAATTATAATCAATATGAAAGACCGTGGTAAGATTATTGATTTGAATGATATTATTGCGGCTAAATTCTGGAAGTATATTCAGCCAAATATGGACAATTATGAAATTACAGATAGTCCTTGGGAATTTATTCCAACTGTAAAAGCTACTGCTTTCAATGAAATTGAACAGTATCGTTCAAACAGTCTGATGGCTGTTGCAAATCCAGATACAGTTCAAAGTACAAGAATTAAAAAGAAAAAGGACAAGGCAAATACTGCAAATTCAATTAGTCCTACAATGCCACCAGCTAAGGAATCACCAAGAATTGATAGCCGTGATGACTTCCATCGAATGATTGATGCACAGTTTCGGCTTGATGATAATCCAGAATTAGAATATGTGATGAATCTGAGAGACCGCTGGATGTTATTGGATTTAGATGATATCATTGCACCAAGATTCTTTGAGTTGCTACCTGCACGACCACAAATTTATACTATTTCTGATTATGTTGATGAGTATATTCCGACTGTAAGAGCAGTTGCATTTAATGAAATTGAACAATATCGCAATAATGTTATGACTGCAACATATGAATCAATGACAACAGTTCCATTTACTCAATCAGTTGAAACTATGCAAACAACTGATGAAGAAAATGAAATTGAATATGTCATTGATATTCTAGACAGAAATAAAGCCATTGATCCAAATAAGATTATTGCTGCAAAATATTATGATTATATTGCACCAAATATGATGAGATATCCAATTTTGGATTATGTGCTTGATCGAATTCCTGTGGTGACTGTTGATAGTAGACCATCAATCCGTGTAAAGAATGAACATAAGTATAACTTGCAGGCAAATCTATTCTTTGCAACAACATTTACTGGTGAGGACCTGCATCAAGAGATTGATGTATCCCATGATACACATGAAAACAATGAAGTCGAATATGTAATTAACATGTTTGACCGATGGCGCACAATACCTCTTAATGAAAAACCTGTTGAGGGCCGTTGGGAAAATTGGATTATAACTAAGAAATCTTTGATTTATCCTATTGTTGATGATAAAAATGGTTATATGCCAACCGTAAGAGTTGATCCATTACCATCAATTATACCAACAAGAGAAGAAAAGCACGACCTTCAAAGCAATACATTCCCATATACTGTAATGACAGGAGATTTCTTATCTTCTGTAGTTGAAATGAAACAAATAGTTGATGAACATACTGAACTTGAACATGTAGTAACATTGTGGGCAGATTATACAATTAATCTAGCAGATAGTATTGGTCCTTGGTATGATGAAGTAATAACTGAAGCACTTCTTGAAACGAAACTAAGAGACAAATATTATACAGCACATACTCCGAAGTTCAAAACACTTCCTGAAATTGAAGTTGTCCATGAACATACTGCAAATGTAGAATACTTTACAACATCAGTAATGTATGATGAAGCAACATTTAATGATGTAAGTGGTGAAGTTGAACTTGAAGGTGAACATGAAAGACTTATTCATATACCTGATCGGCATCGATTAGTTAACTTGAATGATCGTATGCCACATTATCTTGCAGATGAATATATTCATGACAGTGTATGGTTTGATTTAGGAAAACGAATTACATGGGATGATGGCTATGCAATGCCAAGAATGACAATTGATAGTAGACCTTCAATTGAATCACTACGAACATATCATCATGATATTCGATCAAATACATGGCTGTTTGAAACAACATCACACGATTCATATATTGATCAATCATTTGAAACTACACCAATTAATGATCTTGAGTTTGAGAATAAGATTGTACAACGAGCGCCATATTTTGATTTGACAAAACCAATACCAATCAATCAATGGTTTGGTATGGGATTTGCTCAAGAAATTACTGATGAATGGACCAAATTAAAGTTGACTGATTGGGTTGGAGATAAAGCAATCTTTGGTGCAGTTGACCCAGAAGTTTATATTATAAATGCAAATACAGTAAGCATGGAACCTGAATATGATTTTGTTTACACCGCACTTGAAGAACAGTCACTATATGTGAATTTGGGCCCAACAACTGAATATCAAGAATTGAATAATGATGTATTCATGTATAATGATAGTAAAACTTTTGGTATGGAAAGACAAACGAAATCATGGTTTAAAGATTGGATACTTGCTGATTATCTGAATCATCGTCTACGTCCAAATGCAACAATACCAACCGTTGCTCCAGGACCTCTATCAAATTACGAAGCAGAACAAAGACTGGTTAACCGACCAGTGCATTCGGCATATGGGCCTCAACAATGGAAACAAGATCGTTGGACATTTAAAGTTTCTACAGATCCTCAAACAGTTACATGCTATACTGAGTTTACTCTTGATACATTTGTTGAAGGCCATATGATTTATACTGGTACTGAAATTCGTGCTGAAACTCAAATAAATGCAGAGATGTTACCAAATGAATACGATGAAGACGGTAATATAATTTCAAGAATTCAACTTGATGAGCAAAGATTGATCATGTTCTATCCTGTTGGTATTGAAAAATATGGTAAGAATAAAGATAAGTTAACTTGGAAGATGTCTGCTAAAGATTGGGTATCTGAATACATGACGAAACCAATTGAAGAGTTTATTCATATTCCAGTTGATGTATTTGACATGGCAGATATTCGAACTGAAAGTGAAATTTATTCTCAAATGCCAAATGCAAATAATGTTTCTGGTAATACATGTTTTACAAAAGTTGATGAACAAAGACTGACGATGGAATATCTTGTTGATGGTTCACCATTTGCAAATTCAATAACATTCCATGATTCATATGGTTCACAAAGACTTGGTGTTTACTATCCAAAAGATGCTTGTTTGCCTTTAGGATCTCGCTCCGAAGCTTTCAATCAATATATAAAGGCATCAAATGTCAAGCTTCAGGGAGTTGATGCATTATTGCCATTGATTGATGATGCAACAGTGAAAGCATTTTCTCAAGATCCGGGTAATACTCATGGTAGTAATACTTCAACAACTGTTTACCATAAAAACTTATTTTTTGATAAATCTGGTCCAGCATATTTGCTTGATAAAAATCGAAACTTTTTCACTGAGTTAAATGATTTAACAGCAAACACCGCAAATAATGGACCTCGAGCAAATCGTGATATTGAAATGGCATCATTTGAAAGATATGAATTTCGAATCACTGATATTGCCAATACACATGCAAATGGAGTATTTGCTTTGGGTTTAGCAGATGTATATGAAAAAAATCGTGCAGATGCGGCGAACTTAATTTTTGGTGATGCGAATTCAACATATATGGTTGACGGAGTTAAATATACAAATTGGGCTGATTATCAAGCAGACTTTGCAAATGGTTCAAATGCAGTAATTACATTCCATCCAACAATTGAATTCTTACATACAAAAGGATTGAATGCGAATACTGCAAATGGAGATACTTGGGAAAAGAGAACAGGTGTTTATAATACACCTAGTTGCGACATAAAAACTGGTAATACTGTTGCAAATACATTCGAAATATTCTATTTCACAACAGCAAATAATGAAATCTTTAGTGCGGGAGGAATTATCAGGATTTACGAACTAAATATGTTAGAGGCTTATGATTTTACTATAAATAAAAAAGAGTACTTAGATAATATACGAACATTGCCAGAAATAAATGATTATGTAAGTTCTGACTGTATTGCGTGAGTATTTTAAAGTTAATTAACAAAGGAGAACCCAAATGCCAGCATTAGTGCATACCACATTCCGTGTTAGTAATGCTAAACAATTTCGTGAAAGTTTTGAAGAAAAGAAAGAAAACGGTATTGGTGGTTATGTTCCAGCACACTTGTATGCTTTCAGTGTTGCAAATAATCAAATGGAACTTTCTGCCACAACGGTAGCTAATACCGATATTAATAGTATTCCAACCTATGCTTTGGATGATCAAATTTTCTTGTTCATTGGTAGAGTTGGAAAATGGAGCCAATTTGACCATGCCGCATATGAAGTGGATGGTACAATTGATCCAAACTACAACGAGAATAACCCTCCTGCTCCTGTTGATAGTCCGAAGGATTCACACTTTAATCACTGGGATGATATGATTGCAGCAAAAAAAGTTGCTGCTTCTGAAGTATCTCATGTAATTAAAAGAGAAAGAGCAGATGAAATTCGTGCTGGTGTAAGAAACTGGAAAGCTGGTTTGCGCTATGATGAATATGATAGCCGTGATCCATTCATGTTTGATGATGACATGTTGATCCACACCACAAACGATAAGTTCCGTGTTTATAAATGTATCAAGCGTGGAACCGGTAAGTTTACAAGAATTGATAACGTCCCCGGTGTATTAGCTGATTATTCCAACAATAGTGGTGGTGCTAATACTGTATGGATGTGGAACTATCAGTCAACAAGAGAGCCATTACTAAGAGATATTTCTTGTGATGATCCAAATGGAAAGTGGACGGAAGATTTCATGTACACTGGACCAACTGCTGACGATGCCTATAATGACGGCTATCAATGGAAATATTTCTATACAATTGATGCAGGTCAAGCATTGAAGTTCGTAACAACTTCATATATTCCTGTAAAGAGATTGCGCAAAGAAAATGGTGATATTATTGATGATTCTTCTGACCAATATGTAGTAGAAGAAGCTTCCATTCCTGGAGCGATTCTTAATGTTGTTACATTGAAGAAAGATGAAAACGGTTATGATTCAACTGGACAACGATATGGATACGATACAAGAGGCGGTGATGGTTACTTCCAAACAGCATTCAAAAGTGTAAGAATCCAATCGTCTTTTAGTTCGTTGGCAAATACTATGCAGTTTGATGTTACTCTTCCTTCTGCACCAGCTGCACCAACAAATGCGCCAAAATGGCCAAATCCAGAAATTGCTCAATTGAATGCTGGATTTGATACAGCAGTCCCAGGTAGAAATCAATTTGATACTCAAAGTGTAGGTGGTCAAGCCCATACTTGGATTAATAACTTAAACGGCAATGACCTTGAAGGATATGGTATTGTAATTACAGGTGCTGATCCTGGTACAATTTTTGATAATGAAGACTTTACACGATATGTGTATCCAATTGATGCAGCATTATGTACAACGCCAGGTACTTTCCATATTAAGCAAGATTTCCTCAAAAGAATTTCTGGAAAAGTTTCTAGAGATCAAAATCCTAGATTACCAATTGTTGCTGGTCCTCCACATGGAACCTGGAATGAACTTGGTGGTAATAACGTTTCAATTGCAATTCATCCAATTATTAATATTGAATCAAATTTCCAGAGTACAACTGAATCAGATCCTGTTGATGCGTTTCAGGCATATGCAATCTGTGAACCTTTAGCTGATGTAACTGCTACACCGTTCCCAGTATATCATCAACAAAATCCAGGTCGTATCATTGATGCGTATGTCCAAAATCCAGGACGTTACCACTACAGAATTGATAAAACTATGGTTGCAAATAACACCTTAACAGATACTGCATCAGGTGGTACAGCAAATTCTGCAGTAATGTGGGCATGTATTCCTCCTGTCGGTGGACATGGTTGGGATCCTGTAGAAGAACTTGGTGGATTTAACGTCATGATTAATGCACGATTCGAAGGTGACGAAGCTGACGAATTTACTGTAAAGAACGAATTCAGAAAGATTGGTATTCTAAAGAATCCTCTCCAGTATGATACTCCGTTTGGACCAGGTGCAAATACAGACTTGAATCAACTTTGGCAATCACCGTTTGGATATGAAGAATTGTTCAGAGAGTACAAAACTGATCAATGTTATCGCATATTCTTGAATGGTAATCCTACTGTTGGAGCAGTAACAGGTACCGGTCCTTTGAGATACGAGCCTGATATGGATGTTGAATTTATTTCAACTAAAGCCATTACCGGTGTAACTGGTGAACCATATTCCATCGGTGACGTTGTTGCTAAAGCAAGAGTTGTAGATCATGATGATGTGCAACATCGTGTACGTTTCATTAAGCCACGAAAAGATTGGGGTACAATTCTCCGAGGTGGTGATTTTGAAATCAAATCAGTAACAAAGCACTCTGTTGAAAACGAAAGTGTAACAGGTAATACAAAGAACACTCATACATCTGAAACTCCAGGTATGAAGCCGTTCTCTGGAAAAATCCTATACATTGAAAACAGAAGTATGGTTTCTCGTTCTGAGAATCAAACTGAAGACTTGAAGATTAGTATCCAGTTCTAAGAACTTAATACTAAAAAGAAGAGAGCCGGGTTTAAAAGCCCGGCTTTTTTTTGGCTTAAATTATGGAGAGTTTGAATTGTGAAACAGTTCTTCCGAAGAGATGGTCAAGATTTGAGCCACTTCCGTTATAGCATCGTCCGTACACCCCCGCTCCCATCCAATTAACCTGTCGATACCAATGCATACCACCCCAACCCATTTGAGCAGAACACCAATCAGAGTAGGTACTTCCGTTGTGGGCAGTTATTTGATCATTCGCAGAAATTGAACCATCATTTGAAAAATTAACCAATGTTTTTCTTGCTGCTAATGCATTCAAACGATTGTAGCCTATTGTTGCTTCACAGCCCGGCAAACGAGTTACCTTTGATCGATGTCCTGCCGTACTCAACGTTGCTCTTTGAAGATAGCCAATAATGTTATGATGATAATAAGCTTCGTAGTCGGTTGGATTTGGTGATTTAGTGTAGTCAATTAAATAATCTGTTTTCTTTTTTAAGTGTGTGCCACACCCGTTAACTAGTTCAATCTTAACTTGATGTGATGTATAGCCAAAGGTTATAGGTGGTTTTGTATAAATCAATATATCAACTAGTCCGCTTGGCTTGTCAATATCATTAGTTAAATACACATACTTATTTGCAGTAAGGTTTACACGTTGTCCCCATGGTTTTGGAGAATATCTTGGTTTAATGATCGCCTCACTGTGAAAAGCATAAGACATATCAGTAATTACAACACCACCAGGACCACCGTTTGCATAAAATGTGTAGTGTAAACCTCCATTATTTTCAAGATGCGGAACAGGTGTATAAGGTGAATTGGAAATTACAGTATCGTAATTTGTACTCATATAACCCATATCAAAAATCTGACGTAGGTATCCATGATCATCTTTTGTGATTTGAAATCTTGTACCTACTGCTTTCCACCTACCAATACTCATGTCAAAAATATTACCACTTCCATTATTAACATTCGTTAAATCTATAGGAAGGTTCCAACATTTTGCTTGACATGCTATACCATCAATTACAATATCCCATTGAACATCAACATATGGTATTGGCGTTTTCAACCAATCCAACGTGACGGGTTCAAGTAATGATTGTTTGTTGACCAAACCTTTATCAATTAATACACCATCAAAAGGTGGTACAGAACTTGCACCATAGAAATCTTTAATACCTATTTTACCACTTGTAGGTATACCAGTACTGGCTCCATAATATGCTTTTAAATTAGGATCAGTTCTGGTATACTCTGTTTGAATATCACTTAAAGTAATTTGACCTGATGATTGTAGTGTCATTTGTTTTTAAGTTCATCAATTTCTTGTTTAAGTTCTTGAATTGCTTTGAGCAAAAGCACAGAAAGTTTAGGATAATCAACAGTTAAATAATTTTCACCTGATACTGATACACCTTCACCATTATCGTCTACTGGCGCAAGTCTCACTAACTCTGGCATAACTTTTTCGAGTTGCTGTGCGCTAACACCAATATGGCTATTTGTATCAAATCCCAAATCATTTGCTGTTGAATTATATGAAAAGGCAAATGTATCAAGGTCTGAAATTTTATCAAGTGCATTTTCAATTGGACTCAATACTGTTTTAAGTCGATCATCAGATGCTGCAGCAAGAATATCTCCTGTCATTGATTTAATATCACCATCTGCAGTGATTGTTGATGCACCAACAATTGGATTTGTCAACATATCAAGACCAGTTGAACCTATTTTACAAGTCAAATCACCATTGGTAAAGATACCAATATGTCCAGCAGGTACAGTTTCTTCGGAAGGTGTTCGTGCTTTGTCACTGAGTAAGATACCATTGCTAAGATAATTTCTTGTTGCAATATCTTCAATGGCATGTGCATACATCCAAGGTGCAGCAATATTAACTGAATCTGGTATTTGTCCACCAAGAACAGGTAATGAATGTTCATGAGCTATTGATGGCCCAAGACCAATACCTGAATTGTCAAGTCCTGTTTCACCAGATATAGCATCATTTGGATAGCCTACACTTGTTTTTGGACCAAGAAGAATACTTCGATTATGTTCAATACCATCAAATGGTGGTGTAGTTAAACTAATTAAGCTTCCATCAAAATCAACATAGAACAATAAGTTTGTTAGACGATCACGAATTAATCTACCCACTCCAATTGCATCAACAATATTTGTAGCACCGTCAAGCTCAAAATTACCATCACTCTTTGGCTTATAAATTTGCATTGGTGTTGATGATAGATCAAAGATATATTCTTCGTATACATCTGGTGCAAAGTTTTCAAATTTGATATCAGAGAATCGAGCGCCTTGTGAGAGACAACCATATCCATATGATTTCTTACCACGAAACTTTTCAAATCTTGGATCATCTTTAAGATCAAATTCAATTAAAGTATTTGCATCAAATGTTGTTTCATCATCTTGTGTTGTCCAACATTTAATTGAATCACCTTCTCTGCGAATTTTAATTCTTGTACCATTTGTCATTGTTGACCAATTGGCATTAGCAACCTTATGTGGCACTTGTGCTGTTTTATCATGAATTTTAGCACCATCTGATTTATTATAATTATAATAAATTGCCCAAGATACACCATTAGAATCATGATTTCTTATAGCAGATAATGTATATTCAATACCGGCTTCTTCAACATATGCAATGACTAATCCCATTCGATCATTATCCGCACCAGCAGCACCGGCTGCCGCAGTCAATTGAACGTCAAGTTGATAATCATCAAATTCCTTTGAACTTAAAAATCCAACATATGTACTTGTATTAACTAAACAATCAATGTAGGCATTTGCCGCATCATAAGAAAATGCATTCATTTCACTTGCTTTTGGTCCGCTAGTAGAGTGTGAGAATCTTTTCCAACTATTGAATATAGTTGCGGCACTCTGACCACTTGATAATGCGGTTGCCAAGTCACCTGAATTTGTAGGTAAATATGTTTGAAATAAAATCCATTCAGGTGATGCTTCTCTTGAATTATCTTTATTAATGATATTAACTTGATTTCTTAAACCAATGCCATTTGATTTTGATATAAGTTCTTCAATTTCAGAATCAGTTCTTACATTTACTGATCCTTTTGTAAGAGCAGATCCATTCCATTGTAGAAATTCATTACTTGAAGTTGAGAAACCTGCCGCTGGTTTTGTTACTTTACTTGAAACAGATGTTAGAATTGAAGCAATATCACTATCATTACTTTTTAATTCATTTTCAAGTTCCTTTAATGTATCATAAGCAGAACTTGCACCACCAAGTAAATCATTAAATTTATCAGTGACATACTCATTGATACCTTTTGCTGTTACCAATGTATGATCATTAAGTGAACTCATGTTTGTAGAAATTGCACCAATTGCAGGACCTGTTCCAATTTGAATTGAAGTATTTGCAGTTAACTGCTGAACAGAACAATTGATAAAATTTAATGAACGATTTGGATCAAAACGGACAAGAGCATTTGGAGAGCCAATGGCAGTTGCTGAATTATTCTCAGCAACTAAATCATTAATACGATACATCCATTCACCGAATGTATTCGTGGTAACTAAACTTTGAATAGAAGACATTTTTCACCAATAGTATATTATTGAATTTTAAGGTGGAGTTATCTTCTATTATTTAGATAAATAGTTTTATTATTAACTCGTTATTAGGAGGTTTTTATGCCAATTGATCCAGATGTACAAATAGAACTTGATGCAATTAATACCATGTTAAGCTCAATCAATACGCAAATTGCATCGATTAATTCTTCATTGTCAACATTAAATACTGGTCTTTCAGATCTTGGAGACCAAGCAGATGCTCAAGGTGATGCAATTGCGGCACAACAACAAGCAAATGCTGATGCTGACGCCGCAAATGCGGCAGCTATGGCATCATCACCTGATGAAAAGTGGATCGACTTTGACAATGATCCTGACGGTGTGTATGTAACTTCTGGTGAAAAAGTAATGAGAGAACCTTAATACAACAAACGGTTCTGCATTCGTTTGAATTCAATCTCAAAGTCTGAGCCTCGTTTCGCCAGAAATTCCGCATAAATCTTACAGCAGATTTCAACACCACGTCCTCTTGGCTCAACTTCATTGCGAAGTCCTTCAAGTACAGACCTTGCAAAGTTTCCTGGTGTGTTGGCAAGGACTTCCATGATTGGTGACCACTTGTTGTTAAAACGTTCTCTTCTTCTTCGAGCACGTTCTTCAATCTTTTTGTTGTGTCGCATTTTCTTGCGAAGGTCATCCAAAGCATGTTTCATTGGCTTACCAATGGTCGCATCATTCGTTTTTTCAACACAAGTAGTACCAACAATATATTCTTGACCTCTTGCATCTTCAATATGACAGAGATATTTGATTGGTCGTCCGCAGTGATTACAGTGTTCACCACCAACAGTTAGGCGGGTAAAGGTGTAGTTTGGTGTTGAGCCGGTGAGTGTTTCTTCAAATGGATGTGACATGACTTGCTCCTTTAGAGTTTGTGAATACAATGATCATATCAGATGTAAACGTAATGTCAAGTCATAAAAATAAAATTCTTCTTCTTTCTGCTGACATATGCTCACCTTCATCCTCACAACGTTCAATATAGAGTTTCGCAACATAGTCAGATGGATCTTCTGCAATGACTTCTTTGAACATTAAATCAGCACGAATAAATTCCGCATTCATGAACGCATCATATGCTCGATCAAAAAGCGGTAAAAGTCTCATTTTTCTTTCAATCATTGGTTCTGTATAAACATCCAAAAGTTGATAAATATCTGTTTTTTCTTCTTTGCCTTTTACTGCTACGCTATCGATCATTCGAAGCCGGTAGCGAGACTCTGGAAGCTTCTGGACAGTATGTCCAGACAATAGCACCGGCACATTATAATACTTGGTTAATGCTTCTAATCGTGAAGCAAGATTAACCGCATCACCAATTACAGATGCCTCCATTCGGTCATGCGTACCGAGTGTTCCTAACATCAATCTACCCGAGTTTACACCAACACCAATTTTAATTGGATCATAATTCGAATCAATTAAGTAATCATTAAACATATGAAGTTTTTTGATCATATCAATTGAACATTGAATAGCATCAGTAATATCATTATGAAAGATTGCCATGATACTATCACCAATAAATTTATTCACGAAGCCATTGTTATTACGGACTATTGGTGTCATATGAATTAAGAAATCATTGATAAATTTAAAGTTTTCTTCTGGTGTCATTTTCTCACTGATTGTAGTAAACCCACGAATGTCTGTGAATAAAATTGACATATCATATTCTTTTTGATCACCAAGTGTTACATCAGTGATTCTTTTTTTATTCAGCAACAAATTCAATTCTTCAGGTACAAATCTTGCATATGATTCTTTAAGTTTTAATTGGTCATTTAATTGGTCTGCTTCTGTTTGACGAATCTTGAGTGTTGCAGTAACACCTAACAAACAAATTAAACCACCTAATAAAAATTCAGAACTAGGTAATGCATCAAAAGGCACATTAAATTTTAAAATTAAAATATATTTTAATGGTATCAATGTTAAGAATATCATACTTGTCAATAAGGAAATAGAATAAGCCTTTTTATTTGTTACAGAGATGGCTGCATATACAATTAATGGCATTAATTGAATCATCCAAAAAATAATAATCACTAATGGTGGAATAAATGATGG